CGTAGTAATACTATCGGAAACAATACCGATCTCTCCGAGTCTCGTATTAATGCGATCCAATTCTTCCAGTATCTTTTGTTTACCCTCTTCAATTTCACGAAGTTGAGTATTTGCTTTCTCAACAATCGACGATTTGTGATCGTCTGCAATCCCTTGACGACAAGTTGGACAATCGTGGTTTGTCGAAAAGAATTCCGTGTCTTTGCGAATCTTATCAGATCGGTTATCGATTTGTCTTGATAACGTGAGCACTTTTTCGAGCCGTGACCGTACCTTGGTTTGATCACTAATAGAGTCTCGTAGTTCGCCAATCTCAGTTTGTAATTGGGTAAAGTGTTCACTTGCTTCACTAATCTCTCCGCCTATGCTTTGAACCTGCTGTTCTTTTTGTTGAATAAGTTCAACATTATTACTTTTTAATACATCAAGGTGCGCGTTCTCAATATCAATTTTATCTAACGTACTATCAATAGAGTAGCTGTTGTCTATAATCAATTGACGATTGGCTAGCGCTCGATCTTTGAGGAGTGTATTCATTGTAGTGAATACTTGGATATCTAAAATGTCTTCAATTACTTCTCTACGGTGTGCAGCCGTCATTTGCATAAACGGAACAAACGAAGCACTACCTAATACAACAATCTGCGAAAAGGTTTTGTGGTTAATCTTTAGGATCTGCTTTTCTAATACATCTTGGTAATCATCGCTACTTGCATCTTTATTAACTACATCACCATCAATGTATATCTCAAACAGCGTTGGCTTTGCACCACGCTTAACCAGATAAGATTTATTACCAATCTGAAACTCTATCTCAACATGAAGACCTTTATTGTTAATAGAGTTAATTAACTGACCCTTGTTGATCTTACGGAATGGTTTACCAAACAAACCAAACGATACTGCATCAAGAATCGTAGACTTACCAGCACCATTCTCTCCAACAATAAGAGTGGTGTTATGAGAAGTAAGATCCACTTCCGTAAAGACATTACCCGTGCTTAGAAGATTCTTCCAGCGCAGCTTTTTAAAAATAATCAAATATTACTCCACACTCAGGGCTTCTTGGTATAGATCTCTTAATAGAATCTCAAGTTGTTTCTTATCAATACTATCGTCTAACTGCTGTATATTCTTTGTAAGGATAGAAAGAGTATCCTCTGCCTCACTCGTAATATCATCATCGTCAATGTTATCCATGTGGAAATGATCATCAACCACCTGCACATTATACACACCTGCTTTTTCTAACTTGTCTACAAACATATCAAAACAATATGGGTTAGATTTATTACGTACAATTAACTTAACTAACGTTTCACTATACTGATTAAAATCAATGTTGACAACTTCGCTGATTTGTTTGTCTGTATCGTCGTAATGTAGTTTATGGAACATTGCATATGGATTGGGTACAAAAGTTAACTCTCGTGTATCTGTATCAAATACGTGGAATCCTTTTTGATCACCATAATCTGACCAAGTCATTTCATATGGAGTACCTAGGTAATGAATGTTACCCACTTTTGATTGGTGATGAAAGTGTCCAGACCATACAGTCTCAAAGTTCTCAAACTTACTACGAGGAATTCCACCTTGATGGATAGCTCCTTTATACATTTCAAAACCATCAATCTCAAAGTGTCCAACCAAATGCGTTGCTTTTGTTGATGACATCATTTGATTTATATCGTTATCGTTATCCTCACACCACCATGGCACCAACAGAAAGTTTACACCGCCCAACTCAATATCAAAAGGATGATTAATGGTAACAATATTATGGTACTCATTGAGTAGCATATTAGGAGAATTCACTTCGTTGGTGTTTTTAAAGTAAGTATCGTGATTACCGACCAACATAAACGTTTTGTAACGGTTTAACTTTTCAAAGAAGTATACTCTACTAAGGTGTAAACTGTTGAAGTTAATGTACTTACGTCTATCAAACACATCACCTAGCTGAATAATATGAGTTACATTGTTCTCTTCCAAGTAGGGGAAGAACACATCATTATAAAATTTAGCAAATGACTTATGAAACGCAGGGCTATCGTTTCTCGCACCGATGTGCACGTCGCCTAATAACGCAATCTTCATTCTGGATTTTCTTCAATGAATAGATCGATTCCTTTTTTGCGTTTTACTTTCTTCTTATCCATGTTATCTTCAAACGACTTAATAAAATCAGAAACGTTCTCACTATCAAAATCGACAGGGTTAAAAACAAACTCCCCATCTTCACCTTGCTCAACGAGCTCATTAAACAACATACTGTTTTCTGCTGTCTTATGTTTTATATAAATCTGTTTCTTTTCTTTTTGAATTCTTCGAAGAAAAGCATAGTAGATGATTTGTGTAAAGTAAGCGAATGGGTTATCAGACTTACTAGGATCAAAGTTATCAAAATATGAAACACAGTTTTCAATACCATCGCTAATCATCTCATCTCTATATGAGTAGTTGACGAAGTTAGGTTTGGTTGATAACCTCTTTGCAATTAATAGAATACATTCACCAACGTAGTTGGGAATAAGAGGTTTTGGTTTGTTAGCAGCAGCTGCTGCAGCCACATCAGCTTTATACTGAATAATGACTGCAAACAGCTGCTTATTATCTACATAATGAGTTGCCATATTTAATTGACTGTTATACCTTCCACGGACATCGATTCAAGTATGCTTTTATGGTGTTCGTTCTCAGCAGCTGGTGTTGGTTCACCTTCTGTTAACATTCTCAATTCAGCATCAATGATTGGTTCAATCCGGGTATAGTATTCAGCCGCCACGCTTTCATAAAAATTTGCAAAAGATTCTCTAGGTTTCACTTGATTCATAATATGCATACGATCAAACGATACACAATCTGATTCAGCAAACACAACATAGCGAACAAATGAAACACTAGGTATTGCACTAATATAATATCTGTAGTTAATTTGTAATGGATATTTTAAAATAACTTCATTGTTATTCTCAATTTCCACTTCTCCTACTACCTCAACCCCATTTGTCAATTTTAGAATTGTAATCATGTGGTCCTCTTTAGTTGTATTGTGTAAATCTTATACTCAAACGACTCTTGATTGTACATCTGTACACGTTCAGCAAAGTGTCGGATGGTATGGTTCTTATAGGTCTTCCAAGAAAGATCATCAGCAACATCATATAAAGTAGCAGATACTTTCTCTTTGCTTAGTCGCAATCCTCTACCAATTGATTGCAACACTCTAACTCGAGACTTACTTGGACTACCAAACACAATATTATGTAGGCTTGGAATGTTAACGCCAGTAGAGAATGTCTTATAAGAAGCCACAATAATTACATTCTGTGAACTCTCAACATACTTCCTTATAGCCTCACGCTCCTCACCCTCAACACCACCATACACAAAAAACACTTCCCTGCTCGGATCAAGCTTCTTTATTGTATCGTACAGCATCTTACCATGACTAATATTATTAAACAACAGTAAAGTGTTATTTTTTAATGAGCTTACCAAATTACATATAAAACTAGATCTTGTTTGGCTAAGCATTAAGAATTGTAGCTCATCCTTATATGCTGTCTTTTGTTTTGCAAATGCTTTACGTAGATCTTCCTCATAACTGAGTACAAGTGCTTTAACCTTTAGATCAGCCACAGACTTACTGTCCATTAGCTGTTTCGTGGTTGTAACCTGTTCTACCGGGCCAAACAGCCCTTCCAATACCAGTTTGTTTGTGTTAGAACCATCAAGCGTTCCCGTAAACCCATAACGGTACTCACAATCAGTCATCTTCTCCATAATCTCAACCAAACTCTTGGCTTTGAATTGATGAGCCTCATCACCCATTACAACGCCAAATTGTTTGAACCAACTCTTATCTAACTTGTATATACTTTGCCATGTTGATATAAAGAAGACAGCATCATCTACCTTTTCCTGACCAGAGAAGATCTTATGGATGAAATGTTCCGGACATCCGTAGCTGACAAAGTCTGATGCCATCTGATGAACAAGACCTGTTGTAGGAACAATAATCAATACTTTCTTTTTGTATAGGAAAGCTGCAAGCAAGTAAATGATTAATGACTTACCAGAAGCTGTTGGTGACAAAAGAACAGCTCTTCTATTTCTTACAGCATGTGCAAATGCATCTCGTTGGTAATCTCTTATCTCTAACGGTAACTCAAGACTTTCAACAAACTCATCAATCTGTGTATTGTTAAATGGAGTTTCTGCAAAGTCGTTTGGGTTCTCGTACTCTATCTCATAACCACGTTCATCGGCAAAGTCTTTTACGTGGCTGAGTAACCCATGATACAAAGTCCTACGCATTAAATGGAATAACCGAATCTTACCATCCCACATCTTATTCTTGTATGCAGGTGTAAACCGTGCTCCAGGCACGTTAAACGTAAAGTATTCGCTTAGTTCATATGCTGTGCCTGCATCACAGTCTATTCTAATATGTACTTCGTTAAACTTTGTAACACGAAGTGTTTCTGTCATCCACCAACCTTAAATCGCTCCCAATCAATTGCATTCTTTATTAAGTATCCACGATTGGTAATTGTTTTGATAGCTGACTCCAAGAAAGACAGCTTTTGCTTTTGAATATCTATCTTTGCCTGAATAGTCTGTAAATCAGAATCACTATCCATATAGATCGATAGATCTTGTTTGAGAATCTTTAAGGGATTAGGCACCCAGCCTTTTTCTGACATAGTGTCTTGATCAAGAACGCCCATGTAGTATTCATACTTCAACTTGTACAACGACTTGTATTCATGCTCAAACGATTTCAACCGTAGAGCTTCATCAACATATAGTTTATAATACTTGTGGTGGAGAGTTGGAATCCGAAGACTTTCTGTTCCAAGTTCAGTCGCATCCATCTGAGCATCTTCTGCCCAGTTGTTCATAATATCATCAAACTTCATAATTTAGGTTAAGGTTTTTATATCAAATCTTCTATTAGCAAAAGAAACAGTGGCTGTTATATACTCTACATCAGCAGATGTACTATCAAAGTTTAGTTCGGAAAGGTCAACAGGGAAGCAATCAAAGAACGTAACTTCCATATTTGGATTCATTGCACTCGTCATAACAATTAAGGATATATCGGAGTATACGCCGTCACCGGAAGCAAGGGCAGCGCCTGCTACGTTTGTGTATTGTGCAAAGTTGTCCGGAAAGCCTACACCCTTTAACCAGTCGTAAATCTCCATGTAGTTCTTCATGTCTTCATCGACCTTGAATGTAACCTGTAGATTACCGAACGTCAGTTTGGTTCCGGGAAATGGAATCTTTACAAAAGGAGTTTCCGCATCAGCTGTTCCTAATGATACACTAGGAATGTTAACACTCTGAATAAAGTAATTAACTGTGGGTAGCTTTTTGATTTGAAGCTTAAACCCTAAAGGTGATAAGAAACTTGGATTAGTCGGTTGAGTTGATATTGCAGTCATTGTTAGCTCCTGTCAACTATTTATCCAATAAAAAAGGGCTCCGAAGAGCCCTTTGAAATAACATGCTGTCTTGTTATTATTATTACAGCAAGTTTTGCACGAGAACGCGACGGTAGTACACGTTGCTATCTTTTGTCAAGGCACCAGCGCCTTTTGCTAGACCTTCTGCGAATGGGTTTGCAACCATGCCGTAGCGTGTTTTGAAACCGATCTTTGGTGCGAAGCTGTCTTGATCAACAGCGCGAACCATTTGCAGAGGAACATATGGGCAATAGAACAAGCCAGCATCAAATGCGCTCGAACCTTTGTAACCAACAACCATGTAGTTGCCTGTTGCATATGGATCGATATACACCTTCATACGACCATTCAGAACACCAGCGAATGTGTTGCCTGTATCGTCGATTTGCAGGTTGTTGCTATTCAAAGCAGGAGTGTAATCAAGAACACCAGCCATTTGCAATGCAGACGCTACGTCTGAAGAACAGATGATGATGTTACCTTTACCACGACGTGTGCTTTTCGCAATTTGATTGGCTTCACGTTCGATTTGGAACATCAAACCTTTGAACTTCTCAACTGACCAACGACCGTTAGCATCGACGTCTAAGTCGAAGATACCAGCTGTTGTTGTTCCTTCAGAAGCACCGCGTTGTGCTGTAACAGCAATCGTACGGATAACTTCACGGTTAATTTCAGCAAGAATTTCACCAGTCAAAATGTTAGACAATTCTGTCTCAGCGTCAAGACCATGAATTGCTTTCAAGTCTTGTGCCATTTCCATTGTGTACTCAGCCTTCAAAGCGCGTGACTTAGCAGTAACGGTAACTTTGTCGATTGTGAAACCCATTTGAGCAAATTCTACGTTGGATGTCGTACCCAAAGCTTCCGCTTGAGCTGTAGACATACCACTACCGAAGTTATACACACCTGTTTCAGCCAAATTGGATGTAGCAGTTGTTGTATTACCTGGGAAGCCGCCGACGTGCTTCTGACCCAATGTATTTGCACCAGTAACAACAGAAGAGAACGATGTGTTAACTTCGTTGTAGAATGTTTCAGCTACTTGGTTGTTTGTTGTATTTGCGTATTGTGAACGCATTGCAAAGATCAAACCTGTAGGACCAGTCATAGGCTGGACACCGCAGATGTCATATGCAATCAGGTTAGGCATTGCACGGCGAACCAAGCTAATCAGCACTGGATCGAACGTTGCATAAGAACCAGCACCACCAGCAACACCTGAGTTAACAGGGATTGGTGATTCTGTCAACATCTGGCTGCCAGGAGCTTGGCCAGCTGCTTCCATCAGAGCACGCTCTGTGTTCTCAAGCAATGTCGCGACAACGCCGCGCTTGTGTGCACTTTCGATCTTTGGAAGATCGCCGTGGTTCAGTACGGGAGCCCACTTTTGTTGAATTTCTTCATTAAGGTACATTTTCTCTATCCCCTTCTTGGTTTAGTTAGTTGGAATTAATATTATTTATAAACTTTATTTTTTAACCGTTCTGGAAATAGCTTTTGCATAGAATGAAACTGAGCTATCTACAGATTGTGTTGCTTGTGGTTGGCCTTGATCTTCATTGACTTCTTCAAGAAGAGATTGAGCCTTACCTGCTGTCTTTTCGCTTGGGAAATAGTTTTCCTTAACGATTTCAAGCTTCTTGCGGTAGTTGTCTACTGTGTCAAACTGAACACCTTCTGCAAGAGTTGTTAATTTTTCCGCTTGCGTAGCAGCCATGCCTTCAACAATCTGTGAAAGGATTTCTTTACGCGATGACTCGCTCAGGTCACCTTTGAGTGACATGTTCTCTTCCATTACGGAATTAAGGCGAGTTTGTAGTTCCTCAACTTGTGCTTGCATCTCGTCAACAAGATCAAACTTTTCTTCAGGAACGCTGATATTATGTGTTTCGAACAAAGACTTCAAGTCATTGATAAAGCTCTCTGTGATCTCTGTCTTCAAAGAACGCTCGATGGCAATTTGGTTTTGCTCCATCCATTGTTCTGCAACGTATGACATATACTGATCAACCTTTGTTGACAAGTCTTCTTCAATACGTTCAATTTCCTCAGTCAGTGCTGTGTTGTACTGTTCTTCCAACTCAGATGTAACTTCGCTAATGCGTGCTGTAACAGCAGCTTCGAAGATTACAGTAGCTTTCTCTCTGAAGTCTTCTGAGAGGTCTTCACCATTAAACATGGCTGCAACATCTTCCTTCATAGAGACAGAAGCTTTATTGCTTCCAGCTGTATCTTTTGTTGTCTTTACGTTATTAGCAGCATCTGTATCTTGCTCACCTTCACCAGGCTGGATATGAGCGATGGTATTCATCTTCTCACCATTACCGAGATTGGAAGCAGGCAACGTAGCTTTTTTGTCTACGGGATCTGCAGTTTGAGCAACACCAGTAGCACCACCACCAGTTTGGATCTTTTCATCCAGTTGTTTTTGTTTTACGGTCATTTTAGCTCCTTTGACTTTTATTTATTTATTTATAAAATTATCTTTTCGAAAGGTCTTGAAAGAACTGATTAAATACCTTAATAGCAGTTTGCTCAGATATTTTTTGGCGTGCACCACGATTAATTTCTTGTTTATATTGCTCGATTCTCTGAGCTTTAATTAATCCATTGTCCCACACCCACTCAACACCTTCCATGATTCCTCTAACGAATGCATCAGGAGCAGAAGGATCGGCAACAATATCGCCAGCAGTAGATAGGAAGAAGTCACTCTGAACTTCCATTACACCGTTTTTGTTTTCCTTAATGCTTCCCATACCTCTTGAAGAGATACCAAGCGAGGCACCTTCAGAGATAAGATTCTTTACAATGTTACCCATCGGGGTATCCATCACCTTTGCTTTACCAACAAAGTTGTTATCTTCACGGCGCAAAGACTTGAACATGTGCGATACACGCTCAAGATTTAATGTTGGTCCAGAAGGATGTCCAAGTTCACCATACGCACGGTTCTTTGTGACATACTCTTCATTATAGCGGTTAACTTCTTTTTCAAGGATATCAGAAGGATAAAAACGACCATTACGGTTCGTAATATTACCCTGCATGATAATGCCTTCGATGAAGTAATGTTTCTTACCTTCTTTTTCTTCAACAAGGTATTTTACTTCCTCGTTCAACTCAGTAATCAGCTTCATGATGGTCCTTATGAAAAAGCAATAGCAACGGCACGAATAGCGACGTTTGATGCAATTGTGTCTGCTGGTACTTTTGTAAAGTATTCAGTAGCACCTGTTCTTAAAGTACATGTACCGAGTGTACCACCTGTATTTGCTCTTGTAATCAATGCATCACCTGCAGTGTTGTTATACAAACGAACTACCGATGCTAGACCGACAGTATTGGCTGTAGAAAGAGCAATCTCACTCCCAACTATTTTAATCGTTTCAGCCATTTACAATCTCCTTAACAATATCAACGATTGCGTCATATTCTTGAGATTCAATCATTTCAATCATCAGTTGTTGGTTTTCTTCGTTCAAGGATTCAAATACCTCCTGAATCTGGGGACGTACATCTTCTGCAAATACATCAAACAAGTTTACATCTTCTGCAACTTGTTTGGCCTTAGCAGTGGCAATTGCCATCTTCTTGCCCATAGCCATACCAGGATTATCTTTTTCAATACCCTTAGCAATCTCTTCACGCTTTTTCATTTCAGCGGGAGTCAAATGCTTCTCACCAAGAACTTGTTTTAAGCTCTTTGGTTCTGTATTCTCATACACAGCCTGATCATCCTTAGTGTTATATCCATGTCTACTAGCCGTACGATCATACGCCTTAATATTGGCAGCACGGTACACATCGTCAGTGTTACCAGCAATGTCGTCCTTCTTCTGTACAACATGCTTGTCCATAAACCGCTTCTCATCCTTAGTCTTAGGGACGAGGGCAGTGATCGAGTCAGGCTCGATAGGGGCTGATGGGGTTGGCACCTCAGGCTTCTTCAGTTCCAGCAGTTGCTTCAGTGTTTTCATTCGAATCTTCCTCGTTGGTAACAGTATCTGATGACTCTTCTTCTTCGGTTTCATCAGCGTTAAAATAATTCTGTGCAATGTCGGCTTTTTTGGTTTCTACCGCAGCTGCAATCTTATCTAGGATAACGGCATCAAACGCACTTTGAAAATCACTTGGATTTTCTCCACGTGCTGACCTAACCATATCCGCAATTGTAAATTGTACGTCACTCATTTTTTCTCCAATTATTTAGTTAAATTGTTCTGTAGGTCCTGTGGAACTAAATCCACCACCACCTGGGCCAGAAGCTGTCATTCCTGCAGAGGGAGCCTTACCAGGTTGTAATGGATTTCCCATCTCATCAGCCTTTGGTTGGTAAAGAGGGTTTTCCTGCTCTGCCATCATTTGTTCGTCCATCTCTTCCATATCTTCGTCTGACTGATACAGCACATTCTTACGGATCCATTCGTTGGAATAATAGCGACCAACAAACTGATCCATCTGCTGTAGCGTGGCCATTCTTGTACGAAGAAGCGATGATGCTTTTTGTTGCTCAAAATAGTTATCATTAGCATACTCGAAGCGAATTACATCAGCAATACTCTTCCAGTCTTCTTCAGTAAGAATATTCTTTAGAATCAATTGCTTTTCAAGAGCAGACAAGAATACGTGATTGAAACGTAGACGTAGGCGGTCAATGAACTTACTAAATTTAATCTCATCACGCGAGATGGCTTCGTCTTGTCCAAAATTAAATGTACTCTCCGATTGCAAGCGCGTCGAAGGAACACTTAGTGAAGAATACAATACACGTTGGAAGTATTCCACGTCCTCTAGCTGACCTAGATTCTGTCCACCTGGTAGGGTTTGAATCTCTGTGCCACGTGAACCATCTCTACGTGGAAACCAATAGTCCTCCATCATGGTCATAAACTTACGATCATCACGGACTTCGCCAGTTGATGCATCATATACAACTTTATTCTTATGACGTGTCATCATATCGCGTAGATACTGCTCTGCCTTCATCTTAGGAAGGTTACCAACGTCGATATAGAAAATACGACGCTCAGGTGCACGTGAAATACGATAAACGATTGTAGCATCCTCAAGCGCTCTCAATTGATTGAGCGGCTTAATTGCTTTATGTAAATGTGATAACACCAATGTACTACCAGCATCCAGTAAACCAGACGTTGCGTGAATAATACTGTCTGGTGCAATCTTAACACCCTGCACTGCATTTGAGGTTGTTGGGTCACCAGCTTTATTAGCAAATC